ATAATAAGATTGTGATTGCTTAAATCTTGTTGTAAAATTTCTGATTTATCTATAAATTTTAAATGTTCTATTGATATTTTTATGAAATTGTCAAACGCATTTACTAAATTAGTTTCCTTGTTATTTTTTCTCATAATATCTTTTACTAATTGTAATATTCGTTTTTTGTAAAAACGATAATCCTTTTTACTATATAACTGAGTATATTTCTCGGAGTTATTATTTTTGAAACATTTGTTGTACGCATTAGTATTTGAAAAATACTGCAAATTTAACATATTTAATGAATTATCCATAAATATATTATACCGTTTTATTAAATAGTTATATTTGTTACGAATTATACTTACATTATAACCGCTATATATTTTTTGTTAATAGATAACGATAATTTATTATGGTGGAAGAAATTGTTTGTGCTAGAATGATTGCTAATAAAAAGGAAATTTGTGAATTTATACTTGATATAATAAAAACAATATCAAGTGTTCCATATATATTATTTGCATTTATAATAATTAAACTTACAATGTTAGAATATTTAATATTTTTACATTTGGAATCTTGAACGTTGTTAATTATCCATGGATATACTACTTGTGAAACCCATGCATTGATCAGTTCATGAATGAAAAATATTGATAATAATAAATAGAATTCCGCGTTTGTTTGAATGGTATAATTAAATATTTTCACAGGAACTCCCCATGAAAAAAAATGTGTTGATGTATCTGTGTCTATTGTATAATGTAATACACTACCCACAATAATAAGAAATACATAACCTACACTTTGTACAAATGCAGGTGATGTTACAAAAAGATTTTTTGAAAATTTACATGATGTTAAATTAGGATTTGGTTCTTTATTATTTGGTTCATTTAATATTGTAATCGTACAATAATCAGTGGTATTATATAATGTATTATTGTTATTTATAATATTATAATTATCTTGTAATAATGACATTGGTGTCGTGTTGTATGGATAATTATATTATAAGTAATAGTTTTAAATCTATATCAGTAATACATAATCATTTTGTAACGGGTAAATTTTTAACTTGTTGTCTAGTAAAATTGTAGAATACATTACTTCCTAAATTGCAAGGATTTGGATTAAATGGACTAAATTGTTCTGTTTTAAATAAACCTTGATTTGTCATTTTAACAGGGTTAGAAGTAGTAATTTTCGGCGTATTATATAAATCACTATGTGAAGATGGAATAAATTCTGTTTGCGCAGTCCATTTTTGATTTGGCATAAAAATATTTTGTAATCTTGAATCTTGATCTATATTTGTTGCGTAACCAGAATAAGGGGCACTAGTTCCAGGATTAAATTGTAAATGTTGATTATATGGAGATTGATATTTAATTGGTTCTTTGCTTGGCATATAACAATCTATCATAGGAAATCTAACATATCTGGTCTGAACTTGACGAGGATCAAATGTCATTTGTAATGTTTTAGATGGAATATTTCTATTGGATATTCTTACATTTAGATCTTGAACACGATTATCTTGACAATAATAAACACCTTTAATAACTCCGTGCATATATATACACCCTTGAGATTTTAAATATATTAAAATAAATCTATATTTATTATATATTGTTATATGATGGAGGAATGTTCTATATGTCTTGAAGAAATTCCAAAAAATCAAGAATATTATGTAATGTGTAGTTGTAATTATGTATATCATGAAAAATGTATAAATCAATGGAGAAATAAAAAAAATGTATGTCCTATATGTTGGAAGTCTTTGTATATACCCGACATTGATGATAGAATTGACTTATATTTAGGTTCATTGTTAAATTGTATTAAAACCATAATTGCTAAAATAATGTAATATAAAATTTAATATAAAAACATATTATTATATTTTTATATATATAAAATAAGACTATGTGTGGTATATTTGCACTATTAAATAATACATTAACAGAAGAACAATATGAGTTATTATTAAAATCTTTTATGATAGGAAAATCAAGAGGACCGGAAAAAAGTGATATGGTTCGTGTATTTACCCGAACATTCCTTGGTTTTCATAGATTAGCAATTAATGGTTTAAATGATAAATCAAATCAACCTCTTTATTATAATGGAATTATTCTTATATGTAACGGTGAAATATATAATTATAAAACATTAGTGGAAGAGTTAGATATTCAATTTACAACTGATTCTGATTGTGAAATAATTATCCATTTATATTTGAAATATGGTATGAAAACAATGCTTAATATGTTAGATGGAGTATTTGCATTTACACTTTTAGACCTTAGACAGGAGACACCTATTATGTACGTTGCACGAGATATATTTGGTGTCCGTCCCTTATACAAATATTCCTCCAAAGGTTCAGAACCTATATTTGGGTTTAGTTCTGAAATAAAAATGATAACACCATTAGAAAAATCATTACAATTAGATTTTGTAATTAAACCTGTTTTACCAGGAACTATTTCTAAATTTAATTTTATTAGTGGTAATTGGTCGTTGTGTTATAATACAAAATATTATACTTTAAATATAGAACCTTTCATTAATAGTATGGATAATGCGTTGTCTATGGTTCAAACAACTCTTATTCAGGCAGTACAAAAACGGGTTCAAAATACAGATAGACCTGTGGCCTGTTTATTATCTGGAGGACTAGATAGTAGTTTAATTACTGCTATTGTTAATAAATTATATAAACCATCTAATGGTGCTCGGTTAGAAACTTATAGTATTGGTATGCCTGGTTCCGAAGATTTAAAATATGCGAAAAAAGTTGCTGAATATATTAGTTCTAATCATACTGAAATTGTAGTTAGTCCTCAAGAGTTTTTAGATGCTATTCCAAATGTTATTTACAACATTGAAAGTTTTGATACTACAACTGTTAGAGCAAGCGTAGGTAATTATTTAGTTAGTAAATATATATCGGAACACAGCGAAGCGAAAGTTATTTTCAATGGAGATGGTTCAGATGAAGTTACCGGGGGATATATGTATTTTCATTGTGCTCCGGATAAATATGTATTTGATGGTGAATGTAAACGACTACTTAATGATCTTCATTATTTTGATGTATTACGTTCCGATCGCTCAATTTCGTCCAATGGTCTTGAAGCGCGAACTCCATTTTTAGATAAGATGTTCGTTCAAACATATTTTTCTATTAATTCAAAATTACGATTTCACAAATTGAAAAATCAATGTGAAAAATGGTTACTTCGGTATGCGTTTGAACCATTAAAATTGTTACCTGATGATGTATTGTGGAGAACCAAAGAAGCGTTTAGCGACGGTGTAAGTTCACATTCTAAGTCTTGGTATGAAATTATACAAGAACACGTGGATAGTAATAATTTAGGTAATTGTGAAATAACCACCCATATGACACCATTAACTACAGAACAGCAATATTATAGAGGTGTATTTCAAGAAAGATTTGGTGAAAAACATTCTAACATTATACCTTACTTTTGGATGCCACGATTTATTGAAGGTGCAACTGATTCGAGCGCTAGAACATTAAATATTTACAAGGATAAAATTTAAAGCTTATTAGTTTATCTTTTACAAATATACACTTTTTATCTAATATTATTCTAATATTATTATATAAAATGAGCGAACGTATATATACAAAAACGTATACAGAATATTCGGATGTAAAATTTGCAAAAGGAGAAATTGGCGAAATTGTTGAGGCAACATATGGAAATACAAATATATTGTTGACACCAGGAGCATGGTTGAGTGGTGTCTCTGGTATAAAAACTATAAATGTCACAGAATGTGTAAAAGGATATTTAAACGAAGATGGTAGTTTAGAATTTGAAGTAAACAATGCTAATTTAGGTTCTGACCCTTGTCCAAGAGTCACAAAAACATTTATTTTAAAATATAAAAAAATGGGTTGATAACAAGGATGTATGAAAAATGAACATTATTTATGAGTGTAAAGATAATGAAATTAGTAAAATAACAAAATAATATATTAATAAAAATTAATATATTAATATATTAAATGGCAGAACAAATATATTCAAAAAAATATTCTGAATACTCGGATGTAAAATTTGCAAAAGGAGAAATTGGCGAAATTGTTGAGGCAACATATGGAAATACAAATATATTTATGTCCAATCCTGGAGCGTGGTTTTCTGGTTCTTCTGGTGTAAAAGTTAGTTATGTTACAGAACAAGTAAAAAAATATTTAAACAAAGATGGTAGTTTATACTTTCAAGTAAATAATGATACTTTAGGACCTGATCCTTGTCCATATACTAAAAAAATATTTACTTTAAAATATAAAAAATGGGTTGATAAAAAGGAAACATTGGATGAACTATGCGAAGACGATGTATATGAACAAGGTAAATATGCTGTTTATATAGCTATTGATGAATATGAAAATTACGACAATTTAAACTCTTGTGTGAATGATGCCAAAAAAATGGAAAAAGAATTAACAAAACAAGGATTTATAACATTAAATAACGATATTATGTGCAATCAACAAGTTACAAAGGAAAATATTGAAATGTTTTTCGATAAAATAATCACATTTTTAAAAGATAAAAAACATTCTTGTTTTATACTTTATATTGCCGGACACGGGCAAGATATAAATGGAAGAAATCCTTCATTTTTATGTCATAATTATGATAAAAATAACTCACTGTCAACATCAATATCATATGAAACGATAAATAATTATTCGAAAATGTTTTCATCTAAACATCAATTATTTATAATGGACTCTTGTTATTCTGGTTCTTTAATAAAATATAAAACAAGAGAAGGAGCATGGAAAAAATCATATACTCATTCTTATGGAATTCATGGAATTAGTTCAGTTCAAACCTATGGAAAAGCAATTGAAGGAACTAATGGTGGTATATTTACCGAGTGCTTTATTAACACACTACATAATTTATTGGAAAATAATGATAAGGTAAGAATTTCAGAAGTATTTAATAAACTTATACCAAATATTAAAAACGAATTAGTTAAATTCGGAGTAGATAATCTTGCAAAATATACTCCAAAGTTTGGTAGATTATATAATGAAATTACAAGAAGAAGAGAGTATGTAAATGGGGAAATCATTTTTTTTAGAAATACAGGTCAACGGTTTAATTTCAAATTAAGAGATGCTAATGATACGATGTTTGCTAAAATTAAATGGTAATTATGAGTTTACTATATATTATTATAATGTTAATATAATAATAATATATGTCAGAAATCGAACACATAAATATAAACATTTCGTCATTAAACCACAACACCCCGCCCCTTCCCCCATCTCCACCCCCATCTCCACCCCTCCCAATGAAAGTTCTCTCTGATTGGCGAAAAACTAATAATAAACAAATAGTTCAAGTTAAGAAAGAAGAAGAAATAATGAAAAAAAAAGAAGAAAATGAAAGAATAAAAAGACTTAACGGATGGACAAAAGAAACTAATGTAATGACTATTACATTTATATATAAATTAAAATCTAGTAGGACGATTAATAATTTTTATTTTTATAATTTAAAAAAAAAAGAAAATCGCTGGTCTTGGGCGATAATTGTTATTTCAACTTTAACAGCAACTCTTAATTTATTAAATAATATAGAAACTGAACCATTTGAATATTATTTTATAATTATTAAAATAGTCCTTACTTTGTTTACAATAGGAATTACATTAATAGCTGCTTGGATAAAAAAGCAACAATATGTCGAACGAATAAATATGATAGATAGATATTTACAGAAAATAAACAAGTTAATCGAAGAAGTTGAAATGCAATTAATTATGCAACCAATAGATAGAGACCCTTATGATAAGTTTAAAGCAAAATATATTCCTCAAATTAGAGAATATTTATCAAGTAGTCCATCTATGAGTCCAATAGCATGGAAAAAAACTGTATATGAAATTACAAGATATTATCCGGAATTAATTTCTCAAGGTAATGCGAATGAAAATAAACTATGGCCTTGGTATGGTTATAAACATGATGGTTCGGGGAATATTTTAAGACCTAAAACAGATTTTGGCGATGTTATAATACAATCGTATAATTCTAAAAATGTATGTTATAAAATAGGGAATTTATTATGTAAAAATAACAAAAAAATATTAGAAGACGAAGGCAAAGATGGAAACAAAGATGGAAACAAAGATGGAAACAAAGACAAAGACAAACACAAAGACAAAAACAAAGACAAAAGCAAAGATGGAAACAAAGATGGAAACAAAGACAAAAGCAAAGATGGAAACAAAAGCAAAGATGGAAACAAAGATTAAATATAAAATTTAAATCTTACTATTTATATATATGAAATATTACGAAAATATATATAAATATGGAAAAATATTATTTTATGTATTGTATTTTTTAGCTTTTTTTGGATTATGGGATAAAGCACCAATATATTTTAAAGATGTTGATTATTTTTTTAAATTATTTCTTGCGATTATTTTAATTATATTATTTAATCCATTAAATAAAACCACAGAATTTACAAAAATGCATAGAAATATTGTGTTTTCCTCGGGAGTATTTTTATTAACAACTACTACATTAAATGTTTTTAAAACAAATTCGAAACTAGCATACGACCATCTTAAATATTTGTTTACAGACGTTTTCTAGTTTTATTATTGTCATTGGATTGGATATAGCGTTTTCTAGTTTTATTATTATATGAATGTTTAAAAAATTGTTTTATATAGTATAATAGTTTTTTAGATAATTCTATATCTTCGGGGGTAATATCTTTTTTAACGTATTCAATATTATATTGAGACATATAATTGTTTATATTTATAGTAAATGTATTACTATTATGGATATATTTGTTTCCTATGGATGAATTTATAAATCGGCGCATCATTTCATTTAAAGGTATTTGACATTGATATCCTGGTAAATATATATAATATATATTTTTATGTATCATTCCTGGATGATATTGGTCATCTATAAAGCATATATCTAGTTTGTTTTTTTTAAATTTGGAACATTGTATTAAATCCGAATATGTTTTATTATGTGAGGTTCTGCCTGGTTCATTCATAACACCTTTAATTTTGTATGCACCAATGATTCGATCAAATAATTTATATTGTATTTTATATTCAAAGTAATTTTTTATTTTTTTAGCCCATGAAGGTGGTCCATTATTATTTGTATATATTAATACTTTTTCGCATTTACCATCTATTTTTTTTTGTTTTACATAATTTATGATTTTAATTATATCAGGACGAAGAAATTCAGGGTATAAATCTAATATTTTAAAAAAATCTTCTTGGGATAATTTTATATTTAATACGTCTTGTATTCCTTTACAAAACAATCCCAATTCTGAAAAATGTCCTAATGTTTCATCTAAATCAAATACAACAACCTTGTTGTGTTTATACATATATATAAAGGAGAAAACATAATCACTTATATCATTAAAATATAAATAACATAATCCTCCACACGCTATAAGGGATAAAATTTTAATACTATTACTTCCTATTACCATTGTATAACTTACAGATAATTATAATAGAATATTTCAATAAATACTATACTATTTCTAAAGCGTAAAAATATTATATCAAAATGTATAAAAGTTTACGATTGTAAATGTTTTATTACTTCTAATATGATTTGCTCTTGATTTGATATTTTTTGAAAAATCATATTTGTATCAAAATTTATTTGAAAAAAACGATTTCTATAATTTTTACATAAAATTTGAACTCCTTTTTTTAAAAATAATACATCACACATTATACCTCCGTTTGTTAAAGATATTTTATCTGGATTTGTAAGCGATATCCAACGAATATAACTTCCATATTTCATATCTTTTAAATCATTAATATATCGATAACCTTTTAATTTTTTATGCAATTGTTTTAATGTACTACGTGATAATTGTAGTTGTTGTAATATATCATTTTTATTTGTCATAATAGTTTCATATGTATATGACATAATTGATTCATTGCTATTATTATCTATAGCATTTAATAGTTTATCAATATCAAATTCTTTAGAATTAGAAGTCATTACTAATATAGTATATTACTTTTTATACTAATTGCTTCCACATAATTGTTAAAACTTTTTAAATTATAAAAAAAGTTTTAATACCATAATTGATGTTGTTTAATGACTTATGTATAGTCTTTTATGAAAGATATTATTTATAACTACAAAACTACAATGATTTGTTTTATTAAAACGCTGCAAACGCACCCATACCATCATTTGCTGCCATTGGTTCTTGATACATATTATCAAAATTAGGTGATTGTGGTGCAGGTTGTGTTTGTTGTGGTGCAGGTTGTGTAGGTGGTGGACTTAATGATTGTGTATACATTATACTAGATTGACCAACTGATTGTTGCGTATTTGGATTTGCTAATAATTGATTGTGTGATCCTAAATAATCTGCCCTACTATTTTGATGAGTTGGGATTGGTTGGTTTCCAGAAATAGGTTGTGACACATACACCTTGCTTGGTTTATCTGTGTTTTTCTTATCAGCAGAACGTCCAGTCCATAATTCCATAACACGTTCTGTTAAAATATCTACTTTTGTTGCTAGTTCTGTTTGGAAATTTAAAATAATTACTAAAAATATTAATACTAATTGTATCAGATTAAGAGAAGAATACGATTTATCGCTGTATGTTGGTATATAAGTTATAAGGCGATTTATTAAAAATATCCCTAAAAATATTGTTATTATTTCTCCTACCACTTCTACGACTAATTCTACATTACCTTTTTCTTCTTGTGCTGCTGGAAATAGTGTAAGAATATTTTTATTAAATAACACTACTGGTATTAATCCCAGAATACTATACTGAATTACATTTAATAAATCCCCTTTAGTATCACCGTCAAATTTTAATAAATGGTTCATAAATCCATTTGTATGTTTTACTGGTTCTTCAATAACTTCCATATGAATTATAATAAGAAATAAAAAAATAGATAATTGTGTATATTTATGGAAAAAATCTTTAATATAAACATTGATAATTAATCAAAAATGTTCTAAACATAGATAATAATTAGGTAAACACCCTTATTTTTTCTTTAATGTTTTATTGTTAAAATATAACTTTCCTCTTCTTCGTTTTGTTTTACGAGTTTTTGTATGTTTTGAATAAGGTATTATTATTTGATTACAAATTTCATTTTTAGACAAATCACCAATTATTTGTTTATCGTGACAAGAAAGTTTATTTTTATTATAAATATAAATATAATTATAAAAAATTATTATACCAAGGAGGAATTTAATAAATATGAACAAATAATATTTTTTATTACATCAAACTAATACTTTAACATAATTGTATTAAACATATACAATATTATTAATAAAATGTTACGTCATAATATTTGTAAAGGATTACATATAAAATATATGTCGAATATACCATTTTGTAGATATACATTGTATAATACATATTCTTCAAATGAAAATAAACTTTATGATGAAAATAAACTTTATGGTGAACATCAATATTTATCATTAGTATCAAAGGTATTGCAAGATGGAGAAATAAAAAAAGGTCGTAATGGAACTACCAAATCTTATTTTGGTGCTCAAATGAGATTTTCTCTAAAGAATAATACTATGCCGTTGTTAACTACTAAACATATTGCCTGGAAAACTTGTTTACGAGAATTATTATGGTTTGTACAAGGTGATACTAATAATAAAAATTTGCAAAACAAAAACGTTAATATTTGGAACGGTAATGGAACGCGCGATTTTTTAGATTCACGAGGATTATATCATTTAAATATAAACGATTTAGGACCGGTATATGGACATCAATGGAGACATTTCAATGCTCCTTATAATACGTGTGAAACTGATTATAGTGGTAAAGGTATAGATCAATTGCAACAAATTATTGATATATTAACTAATAAACATTCAATAGAAGATAAATATTCACGGAGACTTGTTATTAGTGCGTGGAACCCTTGTCAAATAAATGAGATGGCGCTACCACCTTGTCATATAATGTTTCAGTTTTATGTTAATCAAAAGGATGAATTGTCGTGTAGTTTATATCAACGTAGTGGAGATATTGGATTAGGTGTTCCATTTAACATTGCATCCTATAGTTTTTTAGTTCATTTAATAGCTCATCATACTGGTCTTAAACCAGGGGAATTTATACATAATATTGGCGATTGTCATATATATGATGATCATATAGATACTTTGAACACACAACTATATAGAACACCATATACATTTCCTAAAATTAAAATATTACATATGCGTGATAATATTAATGATTATGTGGAACAAGATTTTTATATAGAAAATTATGAATATCATACAAAATTAAATATGAATATGCGTGTTTAATAGTTTAAAGATAATATATAATATATTGTATAATTAAAATGTCTTCGGAAAATAAATCACAATTAAAGCAAACACCAAGACCTATTTCAGTAAGTCAAATAATTACTGGTCATGAACTTAGATTAAGGCAAATAGAACAATATATGAAATCACAAGTAGGAAATATAACTAGTTCTGATAAACCTTCAAATAATTCATCAGCAAATATTAATTCAAATCAACAACTTGTAGTTCAAGAAATGAATCAAAAACAACAACGCGCGTTTCAAGAAATGAATCAAAAACAACAACGCGCGTTTCAAGAAATGAATCAAAAACAACATAATTTAACAAATAAAATGGAAGGTATAATTCGTGATCAATCTAATTTTGCTACACAAATGAGTTCTTATAAAGAACATATTAATAAATTAAATGAATTGTATGTTCTATTTCACAGAGAGTTTTTAAGTTTTAAAGAATTTGTTGAAGACGCAAAAAAAATAGAAATGATTATAACTGAAAAGGATGCGGATGCTGAGGATGATGCGGATGAAGATGCGGATGCTGAGGATGCTGAAGATGCGGATGCGGATGCTGAGGATGCTGAAGATGCGGATGATGAAGATGCGGAAGATGAAGATGAAGATGCGGATGAGAATTAAATTATATATACGAAAAATATTCAATAGAGGATTGTCTAGATGTATTATTAAATTTAAAGTGATTATTATAATGGGAACTGGTTTGAGAAATAGTATTTGTTGTTATAATAAAAGTACTAATATCATCATTTGGTAAATTGTAATTATATAATGAACTAATGTGAGCAAATGCTAAATAATAATGTGGAGGTATTTTGGATCTGTTATATGAATTTTTATGTATAACAAAACGTGTATATTTATTAAAATAATAATGTGGAAACATTATTATTTGCTTATAAGTAGTATGTGTAATATTTATTATTTATTATAACATATTATCAATTTTATATATAACCATATGCGTGTAACGTGGTTTTCATTACTAAATCTACAACATCAACGTTTACAGCATTTCCAAACTGTTTATATGCTTGGTGGTCATTTTCACAAATTTTAAATGACTCGGGAAATGATTGAAGACGCGCGCATTCACGTGGAGTAATATACCGACATTCTTTTGCATAAATAGGCACCTGAACCATTGCTACCAATGTAGGAAAATATTTTGGGTTTTTAACACGAATTCCAGATTGACGTAATTGAATAAAATAATTAAATATACTATCATTTTCTTTTTTATGTCCTGCTTGCCATTCTAATTTACCATAAATTTCACGACGTTGTAACAATATTTTGTGTTTTTCGTACCAGAGGTCCCAATGTGTTTTATATTTTTGATAAATTGGACGGTTCTTGGTAATATAATCCTGCTTCCAAATAGGTAATGATGTAAACTCATCATCACTATAAGTTCGATAAAATTCATGACAAAGAATAGTTGGACTTAAACGCTCACCTACTTCAAATATGCTAATCATTTCATCCCACGCATTTAATATCTGTTCTATTTCAGGTTTTATACGATATTTATTCTTAATAGTTTCATCTGTTTCAAATATTTTTGTAAAATTCATTTCACAATTTGGTATACATAAATTTATATTAATTGATTCGTCATAAATATCTGAACGAATACATGTAAATATAACGCGGATACGTTGTTGAGGAATACCTAATTGATGAGGACTTAATTCAAATATTTGTACTTTATAACCAATGTTATCAAGTTGTTGTAAAATATATTCAAATACTTTTCCATCACTGATTTTAAGAATATGTTTTACATTTTCTAAAAACATAAATTTTGGCATTTTTTGTTTGGCAATCCGTGTTATTTCATCAAACAATAGACCCTTGGAATGATTAAAAGTTGTTTTTTTTCCAGCATTACTAAATGGTTGACAACTAAATCCTCCACATAAAATATCAAAATCTGGCATCTTTTCAGGTTCTAATTTTCTAATATCATTAAATGGTTCAATATTATAATTATCTTTGTAGGTTTTCATACAACGTTTATCAACATCACACGCCAATACACACTTCATACCATGACGTGTAAGTGCTTGATGAAATCCACCAATCCCACAAAATAGATCAATAAATGTCATATCACTTGTTGATTTTTCATATAAAACGTCTTCATTATGAACTTCATTATTATTTGTTGCTACATAATTTTTAAGTAATAGGATTAAATCACTTTTTTTCCTTCCACTATATTTTTTTACTCCATTTTGTTTACATAAATTAATTAAGTCAATTCGCGTTAATGATGTGTAATCCATAATTTTTGTATAATAGTAATAAATACTTATATGTTTATGTCTATATAAGGTGTTAAATAATTTATATTTCACACTAATTATTTATTTTTTTTATATATATTACTAAAAAAATTGAATAAACAATGATTGTTATATTTAATGTAAATAACAATCATGAAATTTGTGCTACGAGAACCTACTAAAATAGATATTTTTACTAATATATTTCGAGGGTTATATAATGTAAATCAAGATGTAAACTTCCATTTTAACAAGAATAATTTATATATTCAAACAATGGATACAGCACAAATTTGTTTATTTGAATTGCAATTAGAAGACACGTGGTTTGATGAATATAATGTAGATGACGCAGATGATACTATTATTGGTGTAAATACAATGATTTTACATAAAATATTAAAATGTAAGGAACATGAACAAACAATAACTTTTACTTATAATGGAACTCCCGATTCATTAAAAATCCATTTTGAAGGAGGACAATTTGAAAAAATATTTAATATTCCATTAATGGAACTTAATATAGATGTATTACAAGTTCCCAATCAATCAATTTGGCAAGCGGATTTCGAATTAAATTCGGACATATTTCAACATTTAACCAGTGAATTTATGCTATTTGGAGAAGATGTGAAATTTCATTGTTCGGAAGAACTATTATCTATGACTGCTGAAGGAGATATAGGAAAATACGCTGTAAATATTAATGTAGATGATTTAAATGAATTTTCAATAGACGAAGATACAACATTAAATACTAAATATAGTCTTAAATATTTCAATATTGCAACCGGTTTTGTTAAAATTAGTAAACAAGTTTCCATTTATGTAAGTGAAGAATTGCCACTTAAAATCAATTATAGTTTAGGAAAAGACAATGAAAATTATGTTCGTTTCTTTTTGGCACCAAAAGTGCAAGATGAATAAACATCTATAGTTCGGATTAAATCAATGATTATATTTACTAAATTGGTTTAAATTATAAAAATCAATTCTTAAATTTTAGTAGTATGAATTATATAATAACTGTATTGGTTTTTTGTATTGTGTTATTCTTATACCTTCATATATATCATCATTTAAAAACAAGCAATGATTTAGAGGTATATGAAATAGAACGTCCATCTAAAGATAAATTAGAAGAAATATGTGATGTACGTCAACCAGTAGTATTTAAATATACCAACGAACGCTTAATGAGTAGCTGTGCTCTACCGAAAGTTATTGAGACATATGGGGTATTTGACGTGAAGATAAGAAATACTAAAGATGATGACGAACAAACCGAGACGTATTTGCCACTTGTTATTCGCGAAGCAATTGAACTTGTTAGAAACGATAAGAAAGAACAATATGTATCAGAAAATAATAGTGATTTTTTGGAAGAGACCGGATTAATTAAAAATTATAAATATAATGATGCCTTCTTGCGACCACCAATGGTGTCTTCTTGTAATTATGATTTTTTATTTGGTTCAAAAAATACTACAACTCCATTGTGTTATGATTTAAATTATAGAAATTATTATTTGGTTACAAATGGTTCTATAACGATTAAATTAATTGCTCCACAGAGTTCTAAGTATTTATATGCGCGGAAAAAATATGAAACTTTAGAATTTTCATCTCCTGTAAATCCGTGGGATGTTCAAGAAGAATATAAGGCTGATTTTGATAAAATTAAATTATTAGATGTAACGTTAAACCCAGGTGATATTATTTATATACCAGCGTATTGGTGGTATAGTTTTAAATATAATAATATTAGTAGTGTATGTGCTTTTAAATATAGAACATATATGAATACTATTGCAATATCTCCACAGATCGTATTATCTTTATTGCAGAAAACGAATATTCAAAGGAAAACGATGAAAGTGAAGGAATGTGATGATATTGATACTAAAGTAGATAATGATATTGAATAATATAAATAGAGGTGTGTATACACTTTAGAAAAAATTAATAATAATAAAGGAAAAAATAATTATTTTATTTGTAAAAATAAAATTATCAATATAATTCATAATGGAGAATTTACTCATTCTTAGTTCTGATTTACAATCTGATAGCGTTTTTACGTCTGCTTTAAATAGCAAAACAAGTGTGTTAAATTATTCTGATACTACAACATTATCTCAAGTTATAGATGTGGTAGGTAATACTGATATTAAACGTTTAGCATTTGCTTATCATTATAGGGGTTTTAATAAAATACCTTTTTTTAGTACTAATGTATCTGCAGTTGAATGTGCTGAAGGTTCAACTTATAAATATTTTTCTAATGATTTGATTGAGTTATTTAAACAAGTGAATGAAAAAACATCAGAACCTTTAATTGTTGATATATTAACATGTAGTTTAAATAATCCAGAATTTAAAATTTGTGTTAAACAAATTGAGAGTGATTTAGGTATTAATATTCAATATTCATTAGATCAAACAGGTAATTCACCTCAAGGAAATTGGGTACTTGAAAGTGATAATGTGAATGTAAAAGATGTATATTTTACAGAGAAAATAAATGCTTGGAATGATACTTTATTTTCCCTTTTTAACAATCTACGTACATTAAATATTGTTGAAACTGACACTACTACATATGATTTGCAGGTTAATGGTAATAATATGATTACTACTGACGAGTTTACTATTGGTGGTTCATATAACAATGCGGTCAATTGGGGCGACGATAGTGGTTTTACATTAACCTTACAAATGTCAACACCAACCTCAACCTCAAGAGGCGAAACTTTGCACGCAACTCATATTGATTCAAATATTGCAGAATTATTTGGTATTATTGATACTAACTTCTCCACTGCAACAACTATTCTATTAGGTGTGGATTGGGTGGACACTCCAAATGGCAGAGGTTTTTTTCAGTGGGAGGTGGTTAACAACACAAGTAATGTTAGACTACTTGTAAGGTGTGAACTAGATTTAATTACTGGCGCAGTAATTAATTATGTTATAGATGTTTATAATGTTCAATACGCGAATGGGTATGTTAATGGCGTTGCTGGTGCTAATGAATATTATGCTTTATATTATGATCCTAATGGCAATACTCTCAATTATAAAGATCTTCAAACAATAGATTTAAATGGTGCTATTGCTACAGATAGTTTGAATACTATTTTGGGTGCTATTAATAATCCCGAAGATATATCTGGTTATGATTTTGATGATTACACCCTCACAGACATATCATTAGATGTTGCACCAGAAATTACTGATGTCTCATTTGCTCAATATACATCTATATTTACAGACCAATATGAGTTGGTTAATACTCATATTAAATGTATTGGTTTACAAGACCCTTCATCTGTAAATATGAAGTTAACTCCTTATGTCGAAGACGCAACAGGGATTCGCGATGATGCGCCATTTATAATATGGAAAGTTTTAACGGTTGATGATGCGTCATCCCATATAGATATGGAAATTCCTAATTTACAAGTAGATCAAAACAATTACTTACAAGCTGTTCATGTAAGTAAGTCGTGGAATTCAATTTCTGCGTTCGTCAGTCAAAATCATACATTTGATACATCATCAAAATATTTTATAATGTATGTACACCATGCGGTTAATTTAGACTCTACTGTAAATAAAATTATGTTGAGTACTGCGGCAACCGCACCTTCTCTTAATTGGACCTCTATTATCACAACAACTGATTTAAACTACAATAGTTTTACCTTAACAAATGATTGTACTGATTTATCTATAAATTTCAAAACAAATGACTGGGCTGTGACAGAGGAGGTCATAGTTGGAATAGTGGATGAAATGGGTCATTCAATAGGTGAACATTATTTAGATATAGGTTCTACTGGCTTGTTAAATGAACCGGATAGTAATGAAAATGTTTGGTGGTTTACTTCAAATTCATATACTAATAATGATTTAAATTCACCTGATTTATTTACTAAACCTGGTACTGTTATTCCCGCAGGAAAATATTATATTATTTCAAATACAACTCTTTTGGATGGTAATGATGTTGAGGTTCATATAGCAGTTGGTGGCGTTGAAACTTCCATTACTAATCATCCATATAATGAGCCTGCTGATGACCAGGTCGCAAATTATATACAAGGAGAACCAGCTTACCCAGCGTTAGCTAATTATGTGTTTAATGTTCCCCGTCTTGACAGAGCTAATCATATTGCAGAAGCATTAACAGCGGGATTTGACCAAGGTGAAGTAGATGCGTTAAAAATCTTAGATATTGTTGATGATGGAGCCACAGTTGTTATTCCAGTAGCAGCAACAGCTAGAATAATGGCAGGCAATGCTGCTGACAAAAGAGTAAGACGTCATAAACTTATTCGATTAGTTCAAAGTTTTAATAGAGGAAAAAAATATTTCAAAACAACACCCGCAGAATTAGGATTATCTGAAATTACAAAAACCCATGTTAATGTATTTAGGAATGCTGAAACTATTAATATTGGAACTCATAGTGATGCTAATACCGCATTTTATTGTCCTCTTGAAGATACGGAAAATGTAATTATTGAGATTGTAAGTGGGTCAAATACTTTTGGAATAACACGAACTGATGTTGTTGGTGAAGCACAATATACATTATCAAATAATACGGGATTGACTGTCACTACAACATCAGGAACATATGATACTGGTGCTAATACGGGATATTTTGTAGATGGCGAAACAGCAAATATAAATGGACTTGATGGCACTGGCGTCGGGGGTGTAGATATGTTCTTTGGAGGTGCTGGCGAAGGCGGTGGTGGTGGCGGTGGTGGTGGCGGTGGTGGTAGTAGTACCACGACAGAAGAAACCGCAGCAACTGGTGCTGGTGTATTGGGAGAAGATGTTACAGCTATAGCCGCTACTAGTATTGCATCAGATGGCGATACAATTGCCATTCCTGCAACAAGTATTAGTTCCGGAACTGTGGGTGCTGAGAGAAGATCAAGACGTGTTGCTGTAACAAAACTTTTATTTGCTGCAAATACTTCAATTACAAAATTTATATTACCACGAGCAAGTTTAGCGTTAAGTGCATCATATTCTGATAAACTAAATACAAAAGTATTTAAACAAGGTGTAACAATAGATATTGGTGCTGATACGAATGTAGATACATCATGGTATTGCCCTTTTGGAGTTGGGGAAAGTGTGAATGTTAACCCAGTAGGAGGAAACGTATTTACACTTTCAAAACCAGTTGATGTATATACTATTATTGGAACACCTGCACCAGTTGTAACAGAAGTAGTTACCTCACAAACTTTAACTGATGGTGGTCTTACAGGTTTTGTAGATGGTGATACTTGTACTGTAAATGGGGAACCAGTAGTATTTGGTAGTGGAGGTCAAGGAAATGGTGGAGGTGGATCATCTGGTGACCCATTTGTATTCCCTATATACGGAGAAATGTATGAACTCCCAATGAAAAAGACAGCATTCCGTATGGTGCAAGGAGAAAAATTAATAATGAATGCTTCTACACGCACAATTACAAAACCCGAAGGAGATGAAATTCAAAGATATTATAAGGAATGCACTGGAAAAGACGCCCCTAAAAAACTCATTACTGAAGGAGTGTTCTATGACAAAGTATTTTTAAAAGCAGATGGTGAAACAATGGAATATGATTTTGCTACACAAGTAGGAAATTTTTCATCCAATTATTTCACAATGAAACAAGAAACACATACAAATAAAATATTAAATAAATGTGAAACATCAAAATATATCCAACAAATTCACATATCTTTTAATCACTCCATATATGGAAACACTAGAGTAACACTCAATCATTATAGCAATCCTCAAATAAAAGCTGGAATGGGGTTACAAGTTTCTTCTACAAGTGGAATAACAGGATTACTTGTCCGCGAATACAAATATAAATCATTTGAATGTCGCAAATTAAGAAATACAAAAAAAATGACTGGTGTTGTAGGCAAGAACAGAGTATTAAGTATAATGAAGTAAATGATATAATAAAATTGATTATTTATAAATAATTATTAAAATAATTATAAATAATTATATTAACATGGAGAGAATAAAGTTTAAATGTAATGATAGACAATATGAAGAATGGGATTTGTATAATGCAGATACATTGAATATTGTTGATAAATCATTATACATAATAAATCCAATAGCAAATAAATTGTTTAATCAAGATATTATATTGTATGATAGACATAATGGAAATGTAACTAATAACGTAAATAATTATGTAAAAATCTTACATTCAAGTATACGAGAAATCCCTGAAATCCCAGGCGTTCTTATATTAGATGATGGTAAAACATATGGAAAATATAAGAAAAAATTCTTTTACCGATTTATACCCGATGATAAACGAATTCCAATATTCTTATTGGCATATGCTATAAAACATATTGGGTTTGGAAAGCATCATAAAAATAAATATCTAATAGTTAAATTCAATCATTGGAACGATAAACATCCAGTAGGAACAATTGTTAGAGTTATTGGCGATGTTGACGTATTAACAAACTTCTATGAATACCAATTGTATTGTAAAAGTTTAAACGCGTCTATACAAACATTCACAAAACAGGCATTATTAGTTCTCCGTCATAAAACAGAACATCAAATTATCAATAATATTATTCAACAATATAAATTAGAGGATAGGAGAGACTGGAATGTAATTTCCATTGATCCAGAAGATAGTAAAGATTTTGATGATGCGTTTAGCATTCAGAAAAACGATAATGAAACGTATTTAATCAGTATTTACATTTCAAATGTTACAATTTGGATGGATATTATGAATTTATGGAAATCATTTTCACAGCGAATATCAACTATATATTTACCTGATAGAAAGCGTCCTATGTTACCTACAATTCTATCAGATACTTTTTGTAGTCTTGTTCAACATCAAACAAGATTTGCTTTTACATTAGATATTACCATTAAAGATAATAGTATTATTAATACCGATATATTAAATACAATGATTAGTGTAAAAAATAATTATAGGTATAATTCAGTGCAATTACAAGAAGATACAGATTATAAAATGACTTACAAATTATTATACGATATGAATCAGAAAAATAAGAATCATCGTTATATATCCAATAAAATTAAGGATAGTCATGATGTAGTAGCCTACCTAATGATTTTAATGAATAGTATATGTGCTCAAAAATTATCAAATAGTAAATCAGGATTGTTTCGGTCTATTAAACTAAATCTTCTGGGAGATATACCTTCAAATCTTCCAGATAAGGTTCATAAATTTATTAGAGGATGGAATAGCACTGGTGGAGTATATGTAAATTATGAAAATATAGAAGCACACGATATTATGAAATTAGATACATATGTTCATATAACTTCTCCCATTAGACGTTTGGTAGATTTACTTAATATTATGCAGTTACAACATAATATTGGCATAATTTATATGAACAATGATAGTAAAACCTTCTTTGAAAAATGGACGAATGATGCATCCATTGAATATATAAATACTTGTATGCGTGCTATTAGAAAAGTTCAGAATACATGTAAATTATTAGAAATGTGTACCAATAATTTTGAAGTGTTGGAGAGAATATACGAAGGATATGTTTTTGATAAAATTACACGAACGGACGGATTATTTCAATATTTGGTTTATATTCCAGAAATAAATATTCTTAATCGTTTAAATTCACGGGTGAGTTTAAATAATTATGATGTTAATAAATACAAATTATATATTTTTAAGGATGAAGCAAATGTAAAACAAAAGGTTAAATTATCACTGGTAGAATAACCAATATTATGTATGTATTATACGTTCAAACTTATTAGATTTATGCTGGAGAATTAATTATTAGATTTTCAGGATTTGATTGTGATATATTATTGGGATAAGTTGTTTAAAAACGCTTTATTATTTGGTTTTCTACCAAGCAAATTTTCCATCATAGTAAATCCTGTTTGTGTTCCACCCTTTTCTAATATACATTGTCTATAATGTAACCCTATTTCACGATTGAAAATATTTCCGCTATTTTTAAATAATTCAAATACTTCTGTTGCATATACTTTACTCCACAAATAACCATAATATCCACTTCCGTATCCACCCATTAAATGACCGAAATTAGCAGCCATACATCCATCACAATGAACCAGAGGACTAAGTTTATTTTGAATATCGTTAAATGTGTCTTCAACATTATGTATATTATTATTATCAGAAGAATGAAGTTCCATATCATATATTGCAAATATTAATTGACGGATATAATGTATCCCATTAAACAATTGCTTATTTTCTTTAATTTTTTCCATCATATTAATTGGCATTGATATTCCAGTTTCATAATGACTGCTAATACGTGTTAAAAAATCTGCTTCATAACACCAATTTTCAAGTGCTTGACTGGGGCATTCTACAAAATCACGCTCAACGGCAGAACCACTAAATCTACTAAAACGATTGCGACTTAATAACTGGTGAAAAATATGTCCTAATTCGTGAAAAAATGTTACAACCTCGCGAAATGTTAATAAACTTGGTTTTGTACTTGTGGGACGTGTAAAATTACACACCATAGCTGATATAGGCGTACTCCTAATTCCATTAACGATATACGCTGGTTTTAATGTGAATGCTGCTGCGTGTCCGTATTTACCTTCGCGTGGATATAGATCTATATAGAAATGCCCAATTACTCCTGATATATCTAATACATCTGTTGATGAGGTGGAAATATTTTCTTTATTATCATACACGCAATAGCATTTTACTGATTCGTGCCATATTTGATTGGATGATACATCTACTTCTTGTATTCGTAAATGAAATATTTCTTCGAATGTTCCCAATAATTTAGGAAGTAATTTTTCCAATGGAAAATATTTTTGGATCTCCTGTTGATCTAATTGTAACATCTGTTTTTTGTACAAGTTAGAATAATATGACAAATTCCATGATTCCATTTGAGTTTTATTAAAGAATGTTGATAATTTATCAACATCTTGGTGTGCTATAACCTTAATTTTATCTACTAAATCATATAAGAATTCATTAACGTGTTGTAATGAAGTAGCCATTCGTTTATGTGATAATGTATAATTTGCATAATTATTATATCCCAATAATTTTACTTTTTGTGCTCGTAGACCAAGCGTCTGTTGTAGTAATTCGTGGTTTTTATAGGGTTCCTTTCCGCGATGTAAAAATAATACACTTAATTTTTTTCGTGTATCTTCTATATCACAATATGGCATAATTTTATTAATGTGATCATATTTTGTAGTAATTTTGTAAAATCCATCATCAGTTTTATCTAACGTATCTATAAAATCTTTTTCTACTCCTTGTAATTGCTCTTCTGTTACTTCTATGAAATCATTAACATCGCTAAGATTTGTATTATATGTTATACTCAAATCAGACAATTCTTTATTTATATTTTCTAACTTTGAACGTGTGTTATCATCTAAATGTATTCCATTATGTTTATAACCATCTATAGTTCTTTCTAAATATAATTTTTCTTCATAATTTAATACATCTTTATATGTATCATAGAATGTTAGCATTGATTTAAATACATCAGTATTCATACCCCATTTATTTGAAAATATAGCAACCTTTTTAGATGCTTCTGCTGATGCTGTGCGTACTAATTTATCAGGATGAACGTATTGCATAAACTCATAGCATTCTAACTCAAAGTCCATTTTTTCAGTCAGTTCACAATATTCAAAAAAATCGGTTTTAGATGTGAACGTTTTGGATGCCAATACTCTATACCATTCGTCATAAGTATTTAAAACTTCTGCTGTTCCATTTTCAATAACCTCAGGAGATGATGGAAATATCATTTTTGTCGTTGGTAAACACATTTGTATAATAATGTAATAAAAAATGTTTATATAGATTTAACGAGAGGTTAAATATATTTTGAAGGAAGTTAATAACTAAATATGTGGAAAATACATTTTGTAATACATATAAAAAGATAAAGGATTTTATATGTAAATGATAACAGACACGCGTTTTTGTGAATACCATTATTCGTCACACAAATTTGGGTATGAACCAGTAAATAGTTTATCAAGCATAGTATTTTGTATGTATGCAATGTATTTTATTTTTATAAATTCGCATATTAGTAAAACCCAATATATATTAGCAGGTAGTCTATTTGTATGTGGATGTGGTTCCGTTCTATTTCATTATACATTGGATAATTATTGGCGTATGATGGATGAAGTTCCTATGTTATGGATGGTTATAGTATCTAATATGTATTTGAATTTTTTTACACATAAATGTTTTAAGTTAGCATACAATATATTATTTTTTAGTTGTTTATTGATATCGACAATTTCAAATATTCAATCAGAACAAATTATTATATTTAGAACGACATTTGTTGTATCTACTTTATATTTATGCTATTTAGTACGATTAAGTAGACAAACATATATAATTGCTAGTATTGGTGGAATGAGTTGGTTAATTGATATGTTCTATTGTAACCAGTATGTTGCATATTTGTATTTACACTCTATATGGCATATATGCATAGGATATTTTGCATATAAGATTTTGTATTGTTTTGATAAACCAAGATTACCTTTACACGATGAATAGAAATTATAATCCTAATTGTTGCATAGCAACTGATATATTTTCTGTTTTACATGCTGGTAAAGAAACACTTATTTTTACAACATCATTATCATATTCTATTCCAGTTTGATATTTTTGTAGTATATTTTGCACTTTTCCTAAAACATTATATGGAACCATATAAGTTGTATTTATATTGGTTACTTCTTTTAATCGAATATGATTTTCTATTTTTCGTTTTAATTTTCTATACATATTAGTTGGAGATATAGAAGGATCTATATTTGCCTTAATTTTTTTAAGAACATTTTCAATTTGTTCAAATGTATAATTTGTTCCAGATGGATTTGTATAATTTTGTTGTAAATGTAGTATAAATGCTTTTATAGCTTCTTGTTTTTGTTTTCGATATTCATTAGTAGTTAATGTATATTTGCCTTTTTGCAATATTAGTTTAATGGCGGTTTGATTATCTATTTTACCAAATATTTTTTCAAAATCATTAATAGATAGAGTATTCCCTTTTTTCGCATTTGTATATAACGTATCGCTTGCAACCACATTATTTATATCAAGTATTCCACTTCTATATGCTAAAATAGTTTCTTTCTTACAAAGAAGTTCGCACTGAATATTATTTGCTTTGAATGTTATAATTGTAGTCATAATAATATATATGTATATGTATTCTTATTTATATTGATATTGATATATTTT